ATCAGGCGTTTTCTCTCTCCCTGGGGGTGGTCAAGATCACTCCCCGTCAGCAGTCGATGACCAACGCGCTGCAGGCCGCTCTGAGGGCCGCGGACATCCCGGAGGCTCACCGGGCCACGGCGGCCCTCGCGAGGCGCTACGCGGCGGCTCTGGACGCCTCCCCGGACCGGTTGGACAAGCTCGGCCCGCTGCTGCTGGCGTCTCTGGCCGCTCTGGGGATGACGACGGCGGCTGCCGCCCGGATCCAGCGGGGGGAGGAGCCGAGTGCAGGCCGTCGAGCCCTCGATGAGTTACGGGAGCGCCGCGAGCGGCAGCGTCGTCGGCCGGGTGCAGCCGCGGATCTGGACTCCACCGCTCCGTGAGCTGACCCCGGAGACGTCGTACGGGTTCGCGGTCATCGACTTCGCCCGGGATGTGCTGCGGCACCCACTGGATCCGTGGCAGGAGTGGATCGTCGTCCACGCCGGCGAGCTGCTGGAGGATGGCCGGCCGCGGTTCCGTCGGCTGCTGGTGCTGGTGGCCCGACAGAACGGCAAGACCGAACTGCTGGTCGTCCTCAGCCTGTTCTGGCTGTTCGTCGAGCGGGTCGGGCTGATCCTGGGGACTTCGACGAAGCTGGACTACGCGGCCGAGAGCTGGCGGAAGGCGTGCCGGCTGGCCCGGCGGGTCCCGGAGCTGAACGAGGAGATCCCGAAGCAGGGCGGGATCCGCAAGGCCAACGGCGAGCAGGTGCTGTGGCGCGCCGACGCCGAGGAGGCGGAGCTCGACGACGGCTCCCGCTACAAGATCGCTGCCTCGAACGAGGAGGGCGGCCGGTCCCTGACGATCGACCGGCTGATCCTCGACGAGTTGCGCCAGCACCACGACTACTCCGCCTACGACGCGTCGGTGCCGGCGACGAACGCCGTCCCGGATGCGCAGGTGTGGGGCATCAGCAACGCCGGCAGCGACAAGTCGGTGGTGCTGAACGATCTGCGCGAGGCCGCGGTGGCGTTCATCGAGACCGGGCAGGGCGACCCGCGGCTGGGCCTGTTCGAGTACTCCGCGCCGGATGGCGCGTCTCCGCTGGACCTGGAGGCGCTCGCGCAGGCGAACCCGAACCTGGGGCTGCGGATCGACCCTGAGGCGCTGCTGGGTGAGGCGCAGACGGCGATGCAGAAGGGCGGCGCGAAGCTGGCGGGCTTCCGCACGGAGGTCATGTGCCAGCGGGTGAAGACGATCGACCCGCAGCCGATCCCGCCGGAGGCGTGGGCGGCGCGCACGGACGCGGATTCGCAGATCGTGGGCCGGCCAATGTTCGGGGTCGAGGTGGCGTGGGACCGCGGGTCGGCGTCGATCTCGGCATGCGGGCTGAACGCCGATGGTGTGCCGCACGTCGAGGTGGTCGAGCACCGGCCCGGCACGGACTGGGTGGCGCGCCGGCTGCGGGACCTGATGGCCGATCATGCGGCGCTCGCGGCCGGTCTGGACCCGGGCGGCCCGGCGGGGTCGCTGCTGCCGGACCTGGACGACGAGGGTGTCGAGGTCGTGAAGCTGTCGCTGGCACAGCTGAAGGCATGCACGGGCGCGTTCCATGACGCGGTGGTGCAGGCGGGCCTGGTGCACCCGGAGGACGAACTGCTGGAGCTGGCCGTCGACACGGCGGTGAAGCGGACCGTCGGGGACGGCTGGGTGTTGGACCGGCGCCGGTCGGGTGCGGCGTTGCCGGCGCTGAACGCGTGCGTCATCGCTCATTGGCTGCTGGCCGTCGAGGGCAGCGACCACATCCCGGTGCACTGAGGAAGGGGGTCGGTGGTGCGGGTCAATCTGGCGTTGGTCGTGGTGGGTGTCGGGGCCGGCGTCGCCGATCTCGCGTCGGTCTCGTGGCGGCTGGCGCTGCTGGTGGTGTCGGTCGGGTGTGTCGGCGTCGGCCTGCTGCGTGATTCGGATGAGCGGAAGCGGGTGCGGCGTGGCCCGACTGCTTGATCGTCTGCTCGGCCGGGATGAGGCGTCCCGGGCGATCGACTTCCTGACGGACCAGACGGCCTGGGTCATCTCCCAGAGCTACGGGACGTCGGACCGTGAGCCGCTGCTGCCGACCTACCTCGCGTACGCGCAGCAGGGCTACGCGGGCGACGCGATGGTGTTCGGCTGCATCCTGGAGCGGATCAAGCTGTTCAGCCAGGCCCGGTTCACGTGGCGGGACCGGCGGGACGGCAGGACGTTCACGACAGTCGATCTGGGGCCGCTGCAGGAGCCGTGGCCGGGTGGGTCGACAGCGGAGCTGCTGGCCCGGATGGAGCAGGACGTCTCCCTGGCCGGCAATGCGTTCGTGCGCCGGGCGGGCGACCGGCTGGAGCGGCTGCGCCCCGACCTGGTGACGATCATCAGCAAGCTCACGCCGGACGGCACGGTCGATGAGGTGACCGGACTGCCGCGGAAGGTCCGCGAGGTCATCGGCTACGCCTACAGCCCGGCCATGTTCGACAAGGACCGGCAGACGGAGCTGTACGACGTCTCCGAGGTCGCGCACTGGTCGCCGATCCCCGACCCGGTGTCGGGGTTTCGCGGCATGTCGTGGATCACGCCCGTCGTGCGCGAGGTCGACACGGACGTCGGCCTGTCGAAGTACCTGCTCAAGCACCTGGACAACAACGCAACCCCGAACTTCGCGCTGCAGTACAAGCGCAAGCTGCAGTCGCTCGACGTCGATGAGATCCGGTCGCGCTTCAAGGCGAAGTTCTCCGGCCCGGACAACGCCGGCGAGGTCGTCATCCTTGACGACGGCGCCGACATCAAGGCCATCGGTTCGACGATGACCGATCTGGGCTACAACGAGCTGCAGGCCGCGGGCGCCCTTCGGATCGCGTTCGCCGCGGGCGTGCCGACCGAGCTGCTGCCGGGCATGGCGACGCAGCGGACCCCGCAGGACACCGTCTACGCCGAGGCGATCAAGCACTTCGCCAACTCGACGATGGTCCACAACTGGCAGTCGGCGTGCGCGGCGCTATCGAACATCGTGGACGTCCCGGCCGGCGCGGACCTCTGGTACGACCTGCGCGGGATCGCCGCCCTGCAGCCGGGCGAGATCGACAAGGCGACGACGATGACGGCGCAGATGGCGAATGTGAGCACGGGCATCGCGTCGGGCTTCGACCCGGACGCGGTGATCCGGGCGGTGGCGGCCGGTGATCTGACGCTGCTTGTCGGCGCGCACTCCGGGCTGGTGAGCGTGCAGATGCAGGACATCCACGGGGCTCCTTCGACAACTCCGCAGGATGGGGGGAGCGACTGATGGTCGCCGCGACCTTCGAGCGCGTCTACGCCCTCGACGACATCAGGATCCGATCGGGTGGTGACGGGCGGACCGTCGAGGCCTACGCGGCGGTGTTCATGACGCCGACGGAGATCCGTGACCAGCAGGGCCACTACCGGGAGCAGATCGCCCGGTCGGCGTTCGCGAAGACGGTGCAGGACAACGGGACCCGGTTCGGGGTGTTCTTCCACCACGGCATGACCCTGCAGGGCACCCCGTCTGACCTGGGGTCGGTGCCGATCGGCCGGCCGGTCGAGGCGCCCCGCGCGGACTCGCGCGGCCTGCTGACGGTGACTCGGTACAACCGGTCTGCGCTGGCGGAGAGCGTGCTGGAGGCGATCCGTTCGGGTGACATCACCGGCCAGTCGTTCTCGGGCCGCTGGGTGCGCACCGACAAGCCGCTGCCGCGCGGCGGGTACCGGGCAGACTCCAACGGTGAGCTGCCGCTGGTGACCCGGCAGGAGATCGCGATGCGCGAGTATGGGCCGACCCCGACCCCGGCGTACGACGTGCCGATGGTGGTGGGTGTCCGGTCGGCGGCCGAGCGGGCGCAGCGGATCGGGCAGCTCGCGGTGGTGCGGCAGCATTTCGCGTCCCGGGCGCTGTCCCCGGATGAGACGAACATGCTGACGTCGCTGCTGGGGATGCTGGCCTCCGCGGACGCCGGCATCGACCCGATCGTGACCGCGATCTGCGGCGCCGACATGGCGCTCGATGCCGCCCAGATGGTCGTCTCGTCGATGCTTCAGGTCCCCAACCCGGACCTCGACGAGGACATGGAAGACGACGATGACGAGTCCACGCAGGACGGCCTGATGGCCGCCGCAGCGTCGGGCCGTCGCCCCGGCACCGGCCCGACGCCGGCCGCCACCGAGGAGCCGCACCTGCACTCCGGTCGGTCTTTGAGCTCGCGCGTGCGCGCGGGCCTGATCGCACGAGGAGTGCAGCTGTGACCCGACTGCAGCAGATCCGCCAGCGGCAGGACGCGATCCGCGCCCGCCTGCTGGAGATCGAGCAGACCCCCGAGCCGGGCGCGGACGCCGACGAGGCCGCCCGCACCGCGTTCACCGCCCTGACCCCCGAGACCGACACCCTGCTCGCCGAGTGGGACACCCTGGACGCCGAGGCCAAGCCCCTGCAGGAGCGCGCCGACCGGATGGCCGCCGTGCACGCCGCCGCGGCCGACGACGCGAACCGGACCAGCGGGTTCGGCGCCCCGCAGGTGATGCGGCAGACCACCGCCGACGACGCGTTCGCCAACCTGGACGGCGTGCGCGCCGGCCTGGTCCCGGCGGAGGCGCTGCGTTCGCGGGCGCTGACCGCGATCGAGAAGGCCCCGGCCCGGGGCGTCTCGGACGCGGCGAAGGACGAGGCGTACAAGCTGGTCGAGTCGCACGGCGCGGGCGTCGCCCGGCACGCCCTGCTGACCGGCTCCCCGGCCTACCGCAGCGCCTTCGAGAAGGCGCTGGAGAACCCGATGCACTTCCAGGCGTTCCTGACGCCTGAGGAGTCGGAGGCGATGCGTACCGCCCTGTCGACCACGGCCGGCAACGGTGGCTACGCGATCCCGTTCCTGCTGGACCCGACGGTCATCCTGACCAACGCGGGCGCCGCGAACCCGTTCCGGCAGATCTGCCGCACCGTGCGGGGTGTGTCGAACATCTGGCACGGCGTCACCAGCTCCGGTGTGACCGCCGAGTGGAAGTCGGAGGGCGCGGAGGCTGCGGACGCGTCGCCGACCGTCACCCAGCCGGCGATCACCGCCTACCAGGCCGACGCGTACGTGTTCGGTTCCTACGAGATCTTCGAGGACACGAACCTGGCGGCGGACCTGCCGCGGCTGATCGCCGACGCGAAGGACCGCCTCGAGGCGACCGCGTTCGCCACTGGCAGCGGATCCGGCCAGCCCAAGGGTGTCGTGACGGCGGTCGCGGCGGTCACCGCCTCGCGGGTGTCGCCGACCACGGGCGGCACGTTCACGGCGGCCAGCTCGGCGGACGTGTTCAGCGTGATGAACAAGCTGACGCCGAGGCACCGCCCGTTCGCGTCCTGGGTGGGCAACTACTCGGCCTACAGCACGATCCGGCAGATGTCGCCACTCTCCCAGGGCTCCGCGTTCTGGGTGAACATGGGCGCCGCCGTGCCGAACGAGCTGATCGGCCGGCCGGTCTACGAGGCGTCGGCGATGGACTCGACGTTCACCACGGGCAGCAACATCCTGCTGGCCGGGAACTTCGAGCAGTACGTCATCTTCGACCGGATCGGGATGACGCTGGAGTACATCCCGAACGTGATCGGCTCCAACCAGCGCCCGACGGCGCAGCGCGGGTGGTTCGCCGTGTGGCGGACCGGCGGTGACTGCACCGACGCAGGCGCGTTCCGGGTCCTGCAGCTGTAGCAGGGTCCGTCAGTCGCCGGGCAGCCCCCGTCCCCCCGTGCGGGGGCTGCCCGGTCTCCACGGGGAAAGGCAGGTAGTGGGGATGCACGCTGCCGTCTTGGCGTTCGCCAAGCAGCACATCGACGCGCACGGCCCGTACGGTCACGTGGTCGAGTTCGGATCGCTGGACATCAACGGCTCACCAAGGCCGCTGCTGCCGGCCGACGTGAACTACCTCGGCGTCAACCTACAGGCCGGGCCGGGTGTCGATCTGGTCGCGGACGCCGCCGGCCTCGACGTCCCCCCGGTGGACCTGGTGCTGTGCCTGGAGGTGCTGGAGCACGCGCCGGACAAGGCCGGGCTGATCGCGTCGGCTGCGCGGAACCTGCGCCCGGGTGGCCACCTGGTCCTGACGGCGGCGGTGGATCCGCGGGCGCCGCACTCGGGGATCGATGAGCAGCCGATCCGGCCGCACGAGTTCTACGCCAATGCCGACCCGGATGAGGTGCGCTCATTCCTCGACCTGGTCGGGTTCACCGTCTGCGAGTTCGACCTCGCGACCCGCGGCGACCTGCACCTGTGCGCGGAGCGCGCGTCGTGACCGCCGATGACGTGTGGGTGGTCATCCCTTCCCGCGGCGATTACCCCGATCTGCTCGCCGGCATCGTGGCCAACTGTGGTCGGCCTGAGCGGATCGTCCTGGTGTGGACCGGCGAGGGCCCGGCGATGCGACTCGGCACGCTGGTGCGCCGCCACCACGGGCCGACCAACATCCACGGCTGGTGGAACCACGGCATCGACCTCGCAGCCGGCTTCGGCGCCCGTTACGTCGCTGTGCTCAACGACGACCTGGAGCTGACCCCCGGGTGCCTGCCGAAGATGGCGGACGTCCTGCGCGGCACCGGCCGGACGCTCGCCGTCGTCGGTGACGGGAACGGGATGACCGGGTGGGCCTGGATGCTCGACGTCACCCACGGCCTGCGCCCGGATGAGTCGTTCCGCTGGTGGTTCGGCGACAACGATCTGTGGCTGCGGGCCCGCCAGCACTACCAGGGCACGGTCGGTGTGGACGTCCCGATCCGGCACGTGCACCCGAACGAGGCGACCAGCGCATCGAAGGAGCTGCAGGCGCTCGCCGAGGCCGACCGGCAGCTGTTCGACCGCCGCCACCTGGGAGCGCTCGCGTGAACCGGGGCAAGGTCGCCGTCGGCTACGTGCACCCGGTCGAGGTGTCGGCCTACTTCCACGACAGCCTGATCAAGCAGTTCGTGGCCGACTTCAACGGCCCGCGGGTGATCCTCGACGGCGGGGCGCGGCTCCCGAAGTACTCCAGCGCCAACGTGTCCAACGCCCGGAACGCGATCGTGCGGACCTTCCTGGACGCCTGCTCCGCGGAGTGGCTGTGGATGGTCGACACGGACATGCAGTGGGAGCCGGAGGACCTGTACACGCTGCTGCACTTCGCGTCGCTGGAGAAGGCGCCGGTGGTGGGCGGCCTGTGTTTCGGCGTCGAGGACGACTTTCTGTTCCCGACGCTGTACTCGTGGCAGCAGGTCGAGGACGGGCCGCCGCAGACGGTGCGGTACATCGAGTACCCCGAGAACGCGATGTTCCAGGTGGGCGCGACGGGCGCCGCGTTCCTGCTGATCCACCGGCAGGTGCTCATGGATGTCGAGGCGCGGGGCTTCAACAAGACCTACCCGTGGTTCCAGGAGACGGAGATCGGCGGGAAGGGCGCGGGTGAGGACGTGACGTTCTGCGCGCGCGCCCAGCTCGCCGGCCACTCGGTGTGGGTGCACACGGGTGTGGAGATCGGGCACCACAAGTCGACGCTGTTGACGGCGGCGAAGTACAGGGCGCAGCGGGGGACTCTCGTTACGGCTGCGGACGGCCAGGAGGCCTGAGATGACGTGGTACACCAACGGTTTCGTGGTCGAGCCGAGCGGCGCGTCGGTGCTGTTGACCGCGGTGACGCGGCAGGGTGCCGCCCGGACGGTGTACACGGATCAGGCCGGCCAGTCGGCGGCGTCGCTGCCGTTGACCATCTCGTCGCGGACCGCGCTGTACGTGGCCGATGAGGGCTACTACGCGTTGACGTTCACCCAGCCGGACGGGACGACGATCGCTCCACCGGGGGCGCTGTGCTCAGCGAACGTGATCCCGGAGGTGAAGCCGTCGCCGACGCGCGAGCAGGAGCTCGCGGATGTGAACGCGGTGCCGGGGGCGTTCGCGAGCAAGGCGATGGTGGTGAGCGCCGTCGATGCGGTGTCGAGCTCGGCGAGCGGCATGCTCACGGCTGGGCACATGCAGCGGCTCGACACTTCGGGTGGTGCGGCGACCTGGACCCTGCCGGCGGCTGCCGCGGCGGGTGTGGGCGCGGTCGTCGCGGTGAAGGTCACTGCTGGCAGCAACTCGGTGACGGTGCAGCGGGCCGGTTCGGACACGGTGAACATCACGGGGACGTCGCGGGTGGTGACCTCTCCAGAGGTGGCGGTCACTCTCGTCTCGGACGGGGTGAGCAACTGGTCGGTGGTCAACACCGACACCCCGAAGTCTGGGCTGGACGCCACCTATGGGCGGCAGATCGCCCCCTTCAACCGCAACCTGGACGGCCTCAGCCTCATTGTCTACGGGCATTCCTGGACCACCGCGAACGGCGGAGCGTCGGCCACGGAGGCGTGGCCCGCCCGCCTCGCGCGGCGCCTCGGCATGACCGCCGTCAACCGGGGCGTGAGCGGCAACATGGCCTTCAACACCGCATGGAACACCCTCGGTGTCGGGGCCACCCTGTGGGACCAGCGGTATGGGCTCGCCGTCATCCAGACCGCCATCAACGACGTCCGCTTCACGGGTGCCAGCGCAGGCGGCAGGCTCGGGTTTAAGAACGGGCTCCGCGCGGCGATCTGCACCCTGCTGTCCGATGCCCCGAAGAATGACCGGGACGCCTCGATCACCTACTCGGTGTCCCCGGCCTGGACGAGCCAGGCGAACGGCAACGCGTTCGCCAGCAACTTCCACTACGCCTCAGCGCAGAACGCCTACGCCGACATCTCGGTCACGGTCCCGGCCTCGGGTGAGGTCTACATCCTCGCGATCGCCATCGACAACGCGGTCAGCGGAGACGGCGGTGCCTGGCAGTTCAACCTCGACCCCGCTGGGGCGAACGGGCTGATCACGCCCGTCGGTATCGGCGCGAGCAACGGCCAGTTCACCACCTCCGGCCAGTACGTGGTCGATACCGGGTCGGCCAACCAGAAGGGGTTCGGCCCCTTCATGTTCCGGTTCACAGGCCTCAGCGCCGGGGCGCACGTCATCCGTTGCACCAAGACCAACTCGGCCGGGAACATTTACCTCAACGGGTGGATGACGCCGTCCGTGAAGCCGCCCACGATCCTGGTCTGCAAGGACCCCTTGCTGAACGACTGGACCGCGTCGTCGCCCTACAACCTCGGCAGCGATGCGGCTCTGGCGAACATCAACGCCGACGTGGACACCGTGGTCGCCGAGTTCGCTCCCACCTGGCCTGTGGTCGCCGTCGACCTGTCCTCGGGAGGCTGGGACAAGACTGCCGACCTCGCTACGGACAAGGTCCACCCGAACGACCTCGGCAACGACCACCTGTGCATCGCGATCGGCACTGCTGCGGCGGCGCTGCCGGTCCGCAACGGCCTCCAGAAGTTGCCCTGACTGTTCGGAACATAGCGGCGGCTGTCTGACTCGTTCGACCACAACTCCACAAGGTGAGGTGACCCATGGCGATCGACCTCGGCGACCCGCTCCCTGGGCTCGACTGGACCGTCACCGACGCCAACGGGACCGCCGCCGACGCCACCAGCGTCATCCTCACCATCACCCGCGTCTCCGATGGCACCACCAGCACCCCCACCGTCAGCCACGCCGGCACCGGCCTCTACACGGCCAGCTACACGCCCCTGCAGGCCGGCCGGTACATCGGTGTCTGGGTCGCCACCGGCACCAACGCCCAGACCTACACCGACGCCTGGGAAGTCGTCGGCACCGACCAGACACCCCTCGTCGGCCTCGACGAGATCCGCGCCTTCCTCAACGTCGCCACCACCGTCACCGACGAGCAGCTCCGCACTGTCGGCATGGTCGCCTCCGAGGCGTGTGAGCAGTACACCGGCCGCGTCTGGCGGCCGCTCACCTTCACCGAGTCCTACGACGGCGGCCAGGAGGCGATCGTGCTGCGGCACACGCCCGTCTCGGTCGTCACCACCGTCGTCGAGTCCAGCGTCACGCTGCCCAACGACGGGACCACCTACTTCATCGACCAGTCCGGCTGCACCCTCTACCGCGGCAATCCCCGCTGGCGGTTCCTGTGGATGCCCGGCCGGCAGAACATCACCGTGACCTATACCTGCGGTCCCACCAACGGCATCGTGCCCGAGATGCTGCGTCATGGCGTCAAGCTGATGATCCAGCACCTATGGGAGACCCAGCGCGGCGGGTCGAACCTGCCTCGCCAGCGCGGCGGTGACACGGAATGGGACCCCCGCCAGGGCTTCACCCATGGGCGGCGGGTCACGGAGTGCTGGGACCCATACCGGGGCCCGGCGATCTGAGGTGACCGACTTCCCGTCGATGCTGCCGCAGGTAGTCGACGGTCTGATCGCGCAGGCTAAGGCGGCCGAGGTTAGGACGTTCGACGGCCCAGAGGTCGAGAACATCGACGAGCACTGCCTGATCTACCTCGTCATCGGCTGGACCGGCGACGACATGAACGAGGACGCGTTCACGGTCACCGAGGTCCGTGAGGCAGTTGAGTCTGGCGGGTGGACGCCGCATCGGTCGCGGCTGGAGACCGGGACCGTCCGATACCGCATCTCGGCCGCCTCCGGGGACGCCAACGCCAAGCTCGTGCGCGATCAGGCGATGACCGTGCATGGCCAGCTGCAGAGCATCTGCCGCACCCTCTCCGATCTCGGCCTGCCCCAGTCCGGCCCCTACGTGATCGCGGAGACAGGCGCCTACCAGGTCCAGCAGTTCTTCACGATCAAGGGAGCCGTCTGCAACGTGACGGGCGAGATCAACTGGCACACCAGGCTGGACCGGTGACCTGATGGCCGACCTGATCGCCGCCCGGCTCCGCGCCGTCCCGAAAGAGCTGCGCCGCACCGTCCGGCCCGCCCTGGCCACCGCCGGTGAACGCGTCCGGCAGCGGGCCGCCGGCAACGCCTCCTGGTCGACCCGCATCCCCTCCAGCCTGCGCGTGAAGACCAGCTTCGGGGGCCGCAACCCCGGCGTGTTCGTCTCCGCCAGCGCGGGCCGCGCACCCAACGCCCGGCCGCTGGAGAACATCACCGGCAAGCGCGACACGATCCGGCACCCCACGTTCGGCCATGAGGACCGGCAGGTCGACCAGCCCACCCGGCCGTTCCTCGCCCCCGCGAACGCCGAGCTCGCCGACTCCGACGCCCAAGCGATCGTGACCGCACTCGACGCCGCACTGACGGCCGCCGGGTTCCGGTAACCCCCACCCCACAGATGTCCCCGCCGCAGGCCGGGGATGTTCCGCCACTCCCGCACTCCCAGGAGAGCACATGACCGCGTCCTACCCGACCGCTCTGACCGCCACGACGCGGTTCATCCAGGCCGGCGTCTCCAAGGTCTACTGGGTGCCGTCGATCGCGTCGACCACCCTGGCCGCCACCCGAGCCGAACTGAACACCGGCTCCGACCTCACCGCCGAGATCATGTCGGTGACCGGCTTCTCCACGCAGGCCTCGATCGTCGAGGTGCCCGACATGGGCAACCGGTTCGTGGCCTCCGTGCCGGGCCACATCAAGACGCCGCAGAACTCGATCGAGTTCTACGCGTCGAAGACCGGCAGCGACGCCTCGTCGTTCTTCACCGTCGACCAGTCCGGGTACCTGGCGTTCCTCGACGGCGGCGACACCGGCGCCTCCACCACGAGCCTGGTCATGGACGTCTTCCCCGTCCGGGTCGCGTCCGTGTCGAAGGTCCGTGACGCCGGGGACAACCCGCTGAAGGTGCACGTGGACTTCAGCATCCCGTCGCAGCCGAAGGCGAACGTCGCCGTCCCGGGCAACCCGTGATCGGCGGGCGCTGACCGATGGGTGACCTACGGGGACTGCTCGAAGCGAAGGCGCGCCGGCGCGCTGTCGTGCCGATCCCGCTGCAAGATCTGGGTGAGGCGCGGCAGCGCGTCGAAGCCGCCGACGCCGCTCTGCTGGCCGCTCAGGGCGCGGCCAGCCTCCAAGAGCCACCCCCCGACCTTCAGCCGCTCCAGGGCGAACTGGAGGCCGCGCAGCAGGCATTGGCCGCCGCGGTCGTCGACCTGCGGCTGGCCGCGCCGACATCGGTGGTCGCGGAGGAGATCCAGGCCCGGCACACCGACCCGGCCGGTGACGTCGACTGGACGGCGGCGCTGCCGGAGCTGCTGGCCGCCTGCTGTGAGGACGAAGACCTCCGCGACCCGCAGTGGTGGACCGACCAGCTGGCCGACCCGAAGTGGTCGCCGGCCGAGGTGGCCGCACTGCGCGTCGCCGTCGGCCACCTGA